GCTATTTCGTTTTTATACTTTCCGATTGATTGCTCACCTCTTGCAGATAATCTGAGTCTTTGAAAGTCTCTCCACTGATTAAAGTACCTACAATTATTCCCTTCCTTTCTGAACCATTCGTATTGAATCGCTTGACCAATTTGTAAACCAAATTCATCAGTCGCCTTCTCTTTGTCTGAAACAAATTGGCTTGGAAAACCTGTAGATGCTATGTCTATCTTTACATTTTTCATCTAATAATTTCGCTTAAATTTCCCTTATTGCTATACCTAGCAAAGTTAATATTTATTTTTGACACTTTTTTCTCAGGTAAATAAAGATGTCTTTGAGTTGCCATTATAGCTAAACCTGAGCTAATAGAGGCATCGTATTTCGTTCTATTGGAGATATCAAACTTTGCCCAATCCTCTAGCGTTCTTGTAAACACCATATCTCCCATTTCTAAATCTCCACTCATACCAACCTTCTGCTCTATATAAGACTCAATAGCAGAAGCGTGTGCCTGCTTGACATCCTCGCTTGAGTTGGGTATACCTCCTAATTCTTTCTCGGTCTTAGATAGCTTTGTGTACTGCTTGTCGGGTCTATTCATACAGAACCCTCTGTAACCTCTGTTCTTGAAATGATAAAGAAGCCGAGGTTTATTGTTCTCTATAAGTATAGGCATACCATAAAACACACAAGCCATAAGCACATCCTCAAAAAATATCTCAGCTGTCTGAGGTCTTGCTATGTACTCTAAGAAAAATTCATTGCTCGGTGCATCATCCATATTAAACATAGTCTTTCCGTGCAGAGCACCATTAGAACCTCCACCACCTACAACGCCTGATATGTCATAGCTATCACAACCAAAAGCACCTAGGTGCTCGTTACCGGGATGCTTGATACCTCTCTTATCTATTACCCTGTTCTGCAGGTTCTTACTTGGTGTCCAAGATACCCTGAACCTCCCCCTGTTGTTAGGACTAAAAATAACCTCAGTATCCTTGATACCGTTCTTCCAACTTAAAGAACCCCTAGTTACGTGATGCTCCATAATAAGAGAATCATTGTAGTCTAAATGCGTGACACTCAGTTCTCGGGAACTGTCTGTAAAATTCATTTAATGCATCAGCATCATTCTTAAGAGAGTCAACCTCTGCCTGCCAATAATCTACAGCTCCTTGATGTATCATCTCTCCATCTATTCCAAGCACAGGTTTTTCAGGAGTCCTGAATACAGGCATACCGTACACATCTATAAATCCTTCCATATTCCATTCCATAGGAATAAATAGAGAATACAACCCGGACTTGGTTTGTCCGTTGGCATTTCTTTTAGAAACATCAGAGTCTTGGTATAATTTCTTAAACTGCTCCCCACCTTTATTAAGTGCGTTAGATGTAGAACCCATCATACACTTACCTATAATCTTACTTCCTAAACGAAGACAGGTCTTTGTTACCCTCCAATTATTGAGGATGTTATTTGGCTTTAACCACTTACCGCTTTCATCGTGAACTAATAATAAAAGCTTTTCACCATCATAGGAGTTGTCGTCAGTATTCTTCCAATCTATTGTGGTATCTAAACCGAACAGCTCATCTGCTGTGGTGTCGTACATATTCTTTTTAGTAATCTTTGCGGCAGGTATTCTAAAAGCTAATTCAGTTTTAGGTTTATCCATACCATCCATAATAGGTTTAAAAAAGAATGGCAGCCTATTATTAATAGGAACAACCTTGTCGGTAAACATCTTCTTTGCATCCGAACCTGTCTTAGATAGTATCCCCACCCTTGCATCTTTCGCAAGTGTTCCTGTGTTAACACACTCCGATGAGCTCATAAAAGAAAACCCGGACCTTCTTATCTTTAGATAGTCCTGACCGAAACTTCTCTTGTCTGCCTTGCACGCTTCCCAATGTAGCCATAGTATTCTATTAGCCTCCCTGTAGTCAGGATATCCTACATCAATAGATGTCCACTGCAGGTACATATAATGAGAACCTGATATGTAGGTTGGTTTACCATTGTTCATAAACCATACACCGTACTCTCTTCTCTCAAACTCCTCCTCGATGTAATCAACCCAAGTATCCTTAAATTCTGAGGGCATTTCATTCCATTGAAATATAGACTGTATCTTACCTAATGCTTTAGGTATATCCGTTCTTTCCCAATACTGTTCTGATTTTTTGCTGTGTCTTTGAAGACACTTTTTCGGAGTAGGTGGTAAAGCTATTCTTAATCCTGAGATTAATATAACATCTCCTATCTGCCCTGTTTTAGATATTACGATGAAGTCATACTTAGGCTCATACCCATACTTCCAAGACTTAGCTTTGTTCTTGGATGTTAGAATATTTTTAGGCACAACACCTACGAGTTCCCTGTATAAACTATTTTGACCTTCGCTCTGCAAACCCTTGTTTAGTATCTGTTTTACTAGCTCCCTTCTCTAGGGAGTTAATCACTTCTCTTTCTGCTTCTATTCTATTTAATATCTCAAACGCATCAAATATCGCTAGCTTCTTAGTAGCTGCTGCATTCTTTAATCTATCTGCAGCTAAATCATCTTCAGCATCATACTTTATAATATCCTCCTTCGCAACCTTTATTAGCTGCACAACAGCTTGATGACCTGCCTCTATTATTTTAAGTTTAATTTCTTTAGATTTCATATATTGTTTTTTAAAAAACAAACCTGTATTAATCTTGCTGATTCTGCGTATCCAAAGTTATCATAAATATTTCTTGAATGATATAACTTAGATGGAAAAACAACTAACCTATTATACCTTGATTTAAAGATACACATTTTTTCTCCTTTATAATACAATGTAGTTCCATCTTCTTTCGGGTGTTTTTTACTTAAGTAAAGTATCGCAGTTAAATCTCCCATCATCTCGTCAGTATGTATCCAATTAGGTTCCTCCTGATTTACAGGTGACCTCCTGACAAAATTCAAATCAGGTCTGTATGTAGGATAGTTCTTATTTAAAAACGAAACAAGCTCATCAACTCCTCTTGCTTTCACATTTCTAAATAAATCATCTCCCACCTGCACATCCTCAAAACCTTCTTGCAATATATTATCTACATAGCAATCCACATCTTTAATTACATCCTCAAATATAGATACGTTCATAACTGAATTGTAATTTGATGGTCAAACATCCTGTATAACTTCTCTCCATCTATATTGAACTCGTACTCGCTCTCAGGCTTAAAGCATACCTTATCTCCTGAACTTATCCCTTTACTTGTTAGATACTCGTTAGGATACTTCATCTCTCCTACCAAAGGCTCTTCGGTTATAGGTTTGTATATATAGCTGTCCTCAACATCAACAGGTTTAACAAAACAATACCTGTCAACTGCATTCCAATTACCATTGTGCTTGTAGGCATAGTACTGTTCCTCCTCCACAAAGAATAGGTTGTCCTTAAAAAAACTTTTACCGCTTCTCTGCTTACCCTTCATATCATTGTAGTACTTAAAAACATTGTGATGAACTAGAAGTACATCTCCGACCTGTATAGGTCCTTCGTACCTTAAAGGTAGTTCTACAACCTCAGCCTCCCTGTTAGAGAACTTATGGTCTTCTATTGAGGTGCTAACCACAAAGTCTATCCCTCCGATAGATTTAGTGTTGTTATACCTCCTGTTCTTTATTGGCTTTACAATAAATGAGAAAGGTGCTTTCATAAATTTAATTTATGAGCCACAACCTATACACTCAATATATGAATCTGTTGGTTTGACTCCATTTAATTTCATTGTAAGATTATGTTCTCTGTCCTTAAGCTCACACTTCTCTTCAAAACTTAATCCTTCAGCTGCTAATTTAATTGAAATATTTTGCAACTCCTCCTTAATCTCTTTATTATTATCCATATCTAAAAGTTTATATTGTACTCAACCGAAATAGGAACAGTAGATGTAAACTCCTTCCATAGAATAATTTCATCCTGCCTCTCTATGTATATCACAAATGAACTATTCTCAGATATATACTTAATTAAATGTATCTTATAGTTACTGTTCAGTACATCCTGACCTACAATGTAGTGCATAGCTCCTGATTTGTAGTCAGGACCTATAGATATTTTTCTTATTAATGTGCTCATCGTTAAATAGGTTTAGAGATAGCTTTAAATATCTTGCCTACTACAGGAGTATCTGCCCATTCTTTTTTTACCCACTCCCAACTATCAGGAATATAATACTCAGAAACCCAACCTTCAATTAGATTGTCTTTATCTTCAGTGTATTCTATATCCTCAAGCATTATAATTAATGTGTCCCTATACTCTACACATTCAGGAATAGAATCTGTTAGAGTATACAAGCTCTCTCTTAAGTTTTTTAGTTTTTCGCTTACCTCCATTATCCAAATATTGTTAGCTTAGTAGTTGGCACATAATCCTGTCTTGCTCCGTCTGTAGTCGGATATGCTGATGCAGAATATTCTAATGCAGAACCATTACTCCTGCTGTCGTATGACCACTCTGCATTTTGAGAACTTGGTGATTTGTAAGCTCCGTTCTTGTACTCAAACTTTATTATAAGGTTGTCGGTGTTGTTGTAAGTGAACTCTGTATCTAAAGTAATTTCCTTCCAACCTACACCTGCTGTTCTTACAAAGGTTCCATCAAACACTGTAGCTAGATTACTTACCCCCGGTATCTGTGTAAAATCTTCCTTTACTGAAGAAACAGGAAATATATTAGAGCCTATATGACCCATCTTAATTGTTAGGTCATTGATTGTATACTCTGTTGCACTTGTGTTTTGCTGATAAAAAGCAATCTTTCTTACTAAACCTGAAAGGTTAATATCAGACTGCTCTAGTATCTGTCCTGTCCAATAGTACTCATAGAACTCATAAAGAGGGTTGTACCTAGCATCAGTTCCTCCTGTAGTACCGACCTCTATTACCTGCTCACTTCCCGAGTTTTATTGCTTGACTCATATAATATCAAGTTTAAGTATACTGATTAGCGTATGTCCATAAAAATCTATTAGAACCGTAGCTGCAATAAGTACAGCTTATAGTGTGAACCTGACCTATCGGTAAACTAATTGCTCCACTACCATTACTCGCCACTATCGACCCGGTAGGTAAAGTCAGGGTGAATGCACTAGGGGTAGATGTAAGGTCAATTATCATATTCATATAATCACCATCCTCCTCGTTATCTATCGCTAAAGAGAAAGTGCCTCCTGCAGTAGGAACAAGTATAGCACTGAACGACTCCTCCAAGTTCCAAGTAAATGTAGAACCTACAGGTGCAATAAACTTATAAGCCTTCTGACCGTAGTGCTGAACTCTCTGAATGTTGCTATCACCCTCAAGGTATGATATCTCTTTCACTGTAGAGTTGTACCAAGTCTTACCTACATCTCCTGTTGCTCCGGTGTTTAAAGTATTCTCAGCTGTTGTGGTGTTATTAGGTAGTGTGTTCCAAGTATCTGTTTTGGTTCCGTACCATCTCTGAAAATCAGAGTTAGTAAACACACCTGTTGTTGGAGCCGAAGCATTTACAAGGTAGTCAACTAATCTTACACCTCCGCTAATATCGAAGGAGTTACCGACACCTTCAGTTGAATCAATCTGAATTGTATTTGCGTTACCTGTGCTTACAGACTTAGAATATACCTGAAGCTTTCCATCAGCTAATGATAGAATCTTACTTTGCCAAGTAGAACCCGAACCATTATCTGTATCCTGTGATAATTCAAATGTATTGTCAAGGGTTAAGGTTGATTTCCAATTAGCAAAAGGACCTGCTGTTGTGACTGTGGGTTGTACAGTAAATACATTGTAATCCTGAAAAGTCCAATCGTGGGTGTCACTTCCTTTAAATGTAATATCACCACTTGATATACTATCCCCATTAGGAACAATGTACTGAGGTATGTTTAAAACCTGCCCTACAAATGTAGTGGGTCCATCGTCTCCGGTGGTAGTAAGAGTTATCTCTTTCTGTTTATTATTAAATGTGTTCCAAGTATCTGTTTTGGTTCCGTACCATCTCTGAAAATCAGAGTTAGTAAACACACCTGTTGTTGGAGCCGAAGCATTTACAAGGTAGTCAACTAATCTTACACCTCC